TCTCTTTTTATTCCATCATTTAATAACACGCTTCTGGATGTAAACGCACATGCTTCGCTTTACGCTTATCCTTGTGAAAGGAATCGAATATCTTGTGTTATCACTATGTGATATTCTTCCCTTTTCACACCTCGAAGTTACGGAAAAGTTACCATTCTACCAAATATTTACCTATATAATTTGTAAACAAACATAAAAATATCACATGTTAAATAGCATACGGCTGAAAACCTAATTAGTGCAATATTAAACCCTTTTATTTTCATCTTTGCAATGTGTCGCCGAGCCTGATCTTTGCCTTGTATTGCCCTTACTAAAGCCGTTTGCAACGAATCAAACGAGCGTTGCAATGTGTTGCAGGTATACCCCCCCCCCTATGCCAATACATCCGTAAACATCCGCCCTCTCCCGATTTTTTTTATTTTTTTCTGAATTTTCACGCTTTTACAATGTTGTATTTTTTCATATACACAACTTAATTTGTTATGTAAAATAATATTATTTATCATTATATCGATATTCATGTTTTACGTTGATGCTTTCCTATTCAGATTGCTTTTATTCCCCTTTGATTATTTAAATAAACAAAGGGAGTGAGGTGTTCGCTGTGCTCACTCTTTCTTTATGTTACTTTCTTTCTATGGGTTTTGGATTAGACATTTTTCCTTTATTTATATAGGGTATGTCTAATATGCAATGATGTAGTACTATGCAATACAAGGCATACTTCAAGTATTCTTTTACTTTTAAGATTAAAAACTTAATGTTGAAACGGATTTAAATATATCATAGTGATAAATATTAAAGTAAAGCTTTAATATATGAATTTAATTAATTATATTTGCGTGTATTATAATATTATAATATGAATGACTATAAGTTTTATATGATGCGTTACGGTGAGCTTGGTGCCGGTTGGAAAGACTTGGAAACAGATTTTCTCGGTTTGAGGTATAAAGAATGTACAGGCCTTAATTCGTATGGAGAGCCTACAAATATGTATGCAGAGGATTTTGCCGAGACAAGCAAGGCTGAAGTGTATGTTTCCAGCACACCGGCATACAAGCAGACAACTATAAAACTGACATTGATATTCTTGGAGGATGATACCAAGGATGATAAGTCTTACCGTGACTTTATGGCTTTCATTACTGGTTCCAAGATTGCCTACCGTGATACAGCGAGAAAGAGAAAGGTTCTGATGTACCTTTCAGGAGCCACAGAGCCTAAAAGCGACACCCTTTACGGACAGAAATACAAGGAAGTGACGTTTACGTTCAAGAACGTTTACGGACATTCCTTCGGATATGACGAACAATTTCCTAACGAATAAAATTAAATTCTATATTGCTATGTTTTTAGAAACAGAGACCTTATCAGAAGCATTGTCTTTCGCCAAGCTGAAAGACTTGCCAAAGAAGTTCAATCCCGAACTGGGGCTTACTTGGATATTGGCTATCGCTCTTATCAAAAAAAAGAACCTCATGAATGCCTACGCCATTGTGGAGCAGAGGGCAGACGGACTTATCCAGTACAAGAAGACATTCGGACGGCTTTCTCCTATTGATGGGCTTATTTCCATCCATCCGTATATGTACGTAGATGAAGAAGCGTTGGGAATGGCTATGAAAGCAAACAGACGAACTATCGCCATGCACTATGCTGGCTATGCGGATGAAATCATTGACTCGGACGATGAAAAGTTCAAGGCGTACCAGTTGCAGTACGCAATGGATATGCAGAAGCTGAACATGAACCAAGAGAAACCTAGATTCGGGAAGTCTGTTGTGGAAGAAGCGGAGGAAGCGGTTAATCCTGTTATTGAGGAAGAACTAAAAGATAACGAAGCCATTGCCACCGTTGAGGACGAAGGAGAGTGTGTTATTGAGGTAGAGGACGCTAAGGAAGCGTTCAAGCAGAGAAGAGGTAGGAACGCGAGAAAGGAGGAATAATCATGGAAGATTTAATTAAGGCGTTGCAGATATTCTTAAAGTACGGTAATAAAAATTACCCTACATTTTGCGAGCATGATATTCTTTATGTTGATGTTGACCCGAGCGTTGTTTCTGATGAGGACAAGAAAGTCCTTGATGAACTTGGTTTTTTCGTTGATGATGAAAATGATTGTTTTGCTTCGTTCAAATACGGAAGTATGTAATCATAAATGAATAATAAATATGACAGATAAGAAACACCAAATACACGAGTTTAGCCCAACAATATACCCATTTAGATTGTGGGTAAGCGTAAATCCGTCATTTGAAGATGTAAAAGATAAGTTTTGGCTGCTAAACAATAAGAATGAACGAATAGATTTTGATGCCGAAGAATCGTGGAACAGCACGACTACCGTTGCGTCTTGCTATCCTGTAAGCGACAAGGAAAGCGGTTGGATAGGTATCTTTTGCGGGATATTCAGGAAAGACAGATTGTCTGTCGGAACGGCTGCCCACGGAGCAAGCCATATCACGGACTTCATATCCGATTCGTTTGGATTGAATGGGTTTAACTTTGACGATGGAGAAGCGAGGGCGTACCTTATCGAATGGGCTGCTAATTGCATTTGGAATGTGAAAAGTGGTAAGTTTAAGGATTTAAAAGAAGAATAACTATGGCAAAGAAGAAAGAAACCAAAGGCTTTGAGTTTATCATAGAAGAAAAAGATGTGCTGGAGAGAGAAAACTTCGGTTCGTTTGAGATTGTAATCACGAAAGGATATGCCTGTTTTAAGAACTACACAGGATTCCGGGTGTTCACTACTCCATACGCAGTAGGATTGGACGGTGTGGCGCATGAAACATCCCTCTATGCATGGTTGAAGTATATGGTGGACTTCAAGAAATCCATCAAAGGCAAGGAGAATGAAATGTTCGGGGAAACTACTTCCACCAACAAGGAGTTCTTGGACGGTATGAAAGTGTTGACTGAAGCAAACCTTATAAAGCCAATGACTGTGTTCACAGATATTAACGACGCACAGAAAGAAGCCGAAAATTATATGAAGTGGATGGAAGGTCAGATGAAAGATTTGAATAAAGCAATGAACACTACGCCGCCTGAAGAAGACTTGAAAGCTAATGCGGAATTTGAACAAAAGGCTATCATAGCAGAAGAAGCGGAGGAGATGTTTGACGATGGAACTAAAACCGAGGAAGGACAGGTATAACCCGGACAATGTATATCACATCTATATAAAGATGGAACGGCATCCTGGTGTGAAATGGGTGTCATTCAAGGACAAGCAGACCGGAGAAGTGACAAAGGGGCTTTTTATTCCCGATGTAGAAACAGGATGCATTAAGGTGAGAAACGGTAATATGTTTCTTAGCTTTAAGGCGATACCCGTAAAAGGATGCACTAATACCCATGTGATAATACCGAATGTTTCAAAAGGTGTAGATTGTAATATGGGTAAATGTGGGAAAAAGGAAGTAGATTTTAGAAAGGCTACTATTGGCAATATGTATGTTATGGGTGAAATTCTTAATGAAGACCAAAAGAAAATAATAGAAAAGTATGTCAGAAGGAGAAAATTGCTTAAAATCGGACGTTATAAGAAAGGTTGAGCGTATTGTGTGCGATTGCGTAAACAAAGCATTCTGCAAGGATAAATATTCGCTCATATCTCCATTGTCTTTATACGAAGGGAAGACAAATATACCGTTCGTAAAAAGGATGGCAAGACCTGCCGTATTTGTGGTTGCGCATGACCGATTTGGGGTGTCGTACAGCGCGTTAGAAAAGCATTCTCATATTCATGCACGTAACATTATACGATCAGTAAAGACTTATAAGAGCATTCCTGATTCGGACAATGCCGTAATGATGATAAAAGAGCTTATAGAAGTTGAACTAAAAAAATTTCCAATTTTATGAATGATTTGCTTTCTTTTAAACGTAATGCCATGATGCTCGGTCTTTGCACTGGATATAAGAATAAATGGGACGTAGCTACAAGTAAGGAAGCGTTAATGGATATAGCTTTGGATTCAAACGGTGTGGAGCTGTTGGCAGATGCCCATAGCTTTGGATTCGGTATGGATATTCAGTACATGAAACGGACGTTTTCTGACTATATAAACGGTAAATGGAAGAGGAGCAAGGACGGATATACTTCGTGCCTGTACGTTGATTATAACGGGCAAATAGAGCAGGATTGCACGCTTACTACTGTGTTGGCTTCAAAGGTTGAGTTCCATGTACAGAGAGGTAATGTCTGCAAGCTGTATGTCGGCGGTAATTCTGCTGTGAATATTACTGGTGATGGTGCGTGCTACGTGTATTCTTATGGTGAGAATAAGATTACAGGTACATTCAAGCAGTTGAAATGTATAACTAAAAGCGAATGGACTAATAATAACATCTGACCTGCCAAGTGTAGGAACAGAAACGACAGCGTGGGAAACTGCGCTACCTGCTAAAAAGAATATAGTATGGAAGATTTAATTAAGGCATTGCAGATATTCTTGAAGTACGAGAATAAAATGTACCCGACATATTGCGAACACGATATACTTTACGTTGATATTGACCCAAGTATAGTTTCTGACGAAGATAAGGAAACTCTTGACGGGCTTGGCTTTTTCGTTTATGATGAATTAGATTGCTTTGCTTCGTTCAAATACGGGAGTGTGTAATCATAAATTAGTAATAAGGTATGACCGAAGAAGAACAGATACAATCCGACATAGAACGGTTCGAGAACAACGCTTCTGCAATTCCTGACGATGGCGATATGGTTGAACAAATACCATTGTTCAGCTCTTCCGATATGCAGTCAGTCATTGAGAATGGGAAGAAAAAACCGCCTATCCATAGGTTGTGGGGTGATTTTTGGTGGGAGAACGAGCTTGTTTTCTTGTTCGCTGACAGTGGTATTGGTAAGTCTATTCTTGCCACACAGATAGCCTACGAGATTGCTAAAGGGAAGAGCGAATGTACAGAAGTGGAGATGCCACCGCAAGCCGTGTTGTACTTCGATTTTGAGCTTTCGGACAGGCAGCTTGCAAGACGGTATAAAAATGCCAAGTTCCCTAAAAATCTTGTCAGATGCACCATATCTGATAACGTGGATAGCGAAGAGTTCAGCATGAACGTAATTGAAGGGATAAAGGATAAATTGCTTGACACGAAAGCAAAGATTATGATACTAGACAATCTTTCATATCTATCCACCCAGACAGCGGAAGCAGAGTATGCCGGAGTTATTATGGACGGTCTCACTAGATTGAAGCGTGAGCTAAAAATCAGTATCATGGTGATAGCACATACGCCTAAGATTGAGGAATGGAAGCCCTTGTCTAAAACCAATATGGCAGGAAGTAAGATATTGTCTAACTTTGCAGACGGGGTATTTGCCATAGGACGTACAAGGAATGGAGGACGCTATCTAAAACTACTAAAAACTCGCATGGTGAGTGAACCGGATGAGAAGTCGCTCCTGCCCTACTTCAATATTATTTCGGAGCCTTACCTTCATTTTGAAAAAGTTGGTGATGAAACGGAAAAGAAATTACTTATGGGAAAACCTGCAAAAGATTTTTTCACTTCTATTTGGGATAGAGATACGACATCCCCTATTCCTCTGAATGAGCTGGTCAAACTAATTATATCTAAGGATAATTCTAAGAATACTATAAAGGCTAAAGACGGAAATGCTCGAAAACGTATTGACCGTGCTATAAGATACGGCTCTTTAAGGAAAGACGAATTGAAGAATGTTTTTCTGAAAACAGAAGATTGATTGTCAATTATCCACAAACTGTAATTTCAAACAAGTTAAAGGACTCTGGAAAAGCCATAAGATTGGGTAAAATATTGTGGCTTTCCCAGTAGTTATAAGGGCTCGCATTTGAATCCCTAAATTTTTAGTTTAGAAGTAGTTAACATTTATATTCATTTCTTTTTAAGTATTTCAACACATTCCTTTATCCCATCATCGAAACCCTGTTTATAGCCTTTAGTATATTCCCCTGTGGTATATACTGCCATTGACAGAAAAAATAGAAGGATACCTACAGGCTTATACCAACCGGGCAACGAGATGGAAAACGGCTTAAATGTAATTGTGAGATCTCCAACCCATAATAGGGCGATAATACATATAATTGTAAGTAATATTGTTTTCATCGCTTATCATGTTTTTTAAAATGTTCGTCAAGAATAAGTTTGGATAGCTTGTACACCGATACAATCATACATGCTATCATTACAAATACTAAGACAATTCTAACTAACAAGAACTGATCAATAGCCCAAAGTAGAGAAAAATATACGGGTAAAGGCAGTGCAGCTATAATGCCGGATATTATTTTATTCTTCATAATTCAGTTATTTCTTTTTTAAATTAATAATCTTTGTTTCGTAATTATCAAGCCCACTTACATGAGTGCTGACAACTACTATACTGTCATTAAGATAGGTTATGCTGCTATGCCTAGTATAGTATATCTTTGGGTATTCTTTATCTTCGATAGGGTGGCTACACCCAAATACTGTGGCTATTACCACAAGAGTGGTAATATTCTTCATAATTGTTCTAATTATTAACATTGTTATTAAAATAGTTAATTGTTTTCATTGTTATTACAATACAAACTATATTTGCATCGCATTTGATTTGGAAACTAACACCTCCAATCCAGCGAACTGTCATTCGCAAAATCTTATTCATTTCCTTGAGAAAGAATTAAGCCCATTGTCCTGCAAGCTTTGGGCTTTTTTTCTGTTATGCTTGACAGGGTATAACAGATTATCAGCTTGCTGGTCTTGCAGCTTGGCAGGCAAAACGGAAAGGAGGTGTTAGTGTGAAAAATCAAATGCAAGATGAAAGCGGCAAAACTCGTGTTTTCTGTCGATATATCGTAAAGAACGGCAAACGTATTTATCCTAAACATGGAAAATACTTTTCTTTCTTGGTAGATGACAAGAAAATTGCGTAATGCTTCCTTTCAAGGGATGTTGCAGGCATCCCTTTCTCTTTTTAAAACCTGCCATTTCTATCTACCATTCTCTTTTCAGCATCAGTGGCTTGTCTTTTGGGAAATTTTCCATGCCACTTCCCCGGTATCATACGCGGATTTTCCCCTTTACTGTCAAATATCAATCTTCCACACTCCGAGCACAACGGTTTTCCTTCAAACTCCTTTATATTTGCATCATACTCTATGGGAAAGATTTTATGTACAACAGGCCAATAATCCGATGTGGCTGTATTCTCAACACAACCACATTTGCTACAAATAAACAGTGGCATAATCAATATCTTTTTCCATTAAACATAGGTCTTAGTTCATTGTATCTCATCTTCTGCTCCACATGCCATATAAGGTCTATGTTCATATGCTTGGCAAGCCCGATGATTGATAATAACATATGACCTATCTGACTTTCAAAAGAATAATTATATTCATAAAAATAACGAATTGGCAATGTGGATATGGCGTATATGCTTTCAGTGAATGTTTCCCCGTTGCAGCTTTCCGTTGCCTCGTATATCATTTCCTCTGTAAAACCATTAATGTCTATCTTACGAAGCCCACACAAGTCAAACAGGCGTATGCATGCATCAGCAAGCTCGTCCCCCACACAGTCTTTGATATATTTTTCAAAACTATACTTGAAATCGGCATTGTAATGCGGCTCTTCATTCTCATAGGAAGACTTGAAAGATTCTCTGTCGGCACGTTTCCCTTTCCGATCCGCTTCTACCGCTTCCATAAGCTCTCCAACGATAAGGCAAAGGCAGTGTTCGTTACTCAATTCTTTATCATGGAAACCGTGCTCACAGGCGGTCTTATAAGCACGATCCCGTAGTTCGTTCAAATTAATATTACTCATTCCCTTATTCCTAATTTAATTTCTTCGTCCTTGATTATTTTCCCAATCTTGTCAGCTTCCTCATACCGTTCCTCTTTTATCAACAGTCTTTGCAATTCTGAAAGCTGGTTAATGTAAACAATATCGTTACGATCTGACACATGGCGGACATATCTTTCTATTTCATCCAGCTTATTCTCCATGCGTATATGCCACTTGCTTACCAAAATTAAAGTAAATGCCAGAGCACAAACGTTTAATGAGGCAAGGATGAATTTAAATATTGATTCTGCTATTTCCATAATCATATAAGTTTTAATGCTTCCTGTAAACCTGCTTCAAGTGCTTCCTCGTAGCTATCCCATTCCTCTCCATCATTTGTTCCTTTATAAGCAGAACTGATTATATGAGTTCCATTGTCAGCTTTAGATATTTCGTATCCATAACCACAGGCACAGTTATATACACATATATGAATATTTTTGGTTTCACGAAGCCACTTTTGGGCAATGGATTGAGTAGGATGGGAACATACTTTTATTGGTAACTCGCTATTTGTTCTATTAGTACCATATTGTCTACCATCTTCAATATTCATAGCAATCATACATGGTTCATTAAACCCTTTCTCTTTCAGCAACTTTGCTGTTTCTAATGTTACAAGTTCTTCGGTCATAACTATTTCTTGTTTAATTCATTCAACACTTTCTTTACCAATTCATAACGTGGTAATTGCCAATCCTTCGCAATATCATCTATTTTATCGTCATAATGATTGTCGTAAACATACTGATTAAGTCTATCAATAAATCCATCATCGTCAAGTCCTTCATCGCAATCATCAAACATATCAAGTTCACAGGCTAACTTGGAACATTCACAGTGGGATACCCAGTCATAAACACAACCGTCATAAACATTGGTCTGTCTGTTGTATTTTTCTCCAACGGAAATTACTCCACCGCAAAAATTGCACCTGTGCTCTTTACGAGCGACAGGAGTTTCATTTCTTAATACTTTCATAGTTATTCTCCTTTCTTCTTTTCACATTCTTCACAATGTAATTTATAAGCATGGGCAAACATCTTTAACGTAACAGGCTCAAAGTGAAAATCTGCCTGTTTCCCTTCTATGACAACTGAAACACATAATTGGCCATCGCAAAAATCAATATATGCCTCACCACCTCCATCTCCGTTAATGGAAAGTGTTTGTGTCTGTACGCTATTCATAATTATTCTCCTTTAATCTTTTAATTAGGGCATCAGCGCAATTAAGCGAATATTTAGCGACTACATCAGAATTAACACCATAGTCGTTTGCTATAACAATTTTAATAATGTCTTTTGCCAATTCGTACCTACGTTGTTCCCAATCAATGTTTTCACTAAAAAAATTAAGTTCTGACACCTTGATATACATGTTTCCCACCAATGCAGTACCATCATCATATAAATCCTTAATCTCTACAATTTCTCCAGTTGATTTTATTCTTGCTTTCATTGTTCCTCCTTTGTTTTAAAGTGTTCAATCAGTTCGTCTACAGTAGCCTTGTGATAACGTCCTGAAATAATGGTTGCATTATCCCAATTTTCATCCCAAAAGAACATAATGCCTTTTGGCTCTGTGAAATAATGATCGTTACCAATAGAATCGTCATAAGAAACGCTAAGAATGGAATCTGTTATAAACCACTGCATGTAGTTACTATCATCCCTCAATGCAGCGATAGCCAGGAATAGTTCTTCATTCGTTCCGCAATCAATACCATTACAGTCGTTGAGCGATTTTATATCATTAACCCAATTATCGCTACATTCGAGATTGTCGTATTCTATTGAGGAAAGCATTTTATATCCAATCTCTTCTAGCTTTTTTCTAAGTGCTTCGGTATTCTTTCTTATAAAGCACGGTGTTGTAAATCCCATAATTATTCCTCCTTCCCAACTTTAACATATCCGTTTTCGATGCACCAGCACAGCATTTCGTAGGCTGCATCAATAGGCTCTTTACTCTCTGTAATCTTTATTATTGACCTAGAATAAGGTTCCATATACAAGCACGTATAGCTATCTGCAAGTTTTTGCATGGTCAAAACTTGATTGCCGATGAAGCAAGGCAGCTTATCGAGAATGTCCTGCAAGGTGTAAGCAGGGTACACATTATCTTCACTAAATAGGCTTTCACTCCAAAACGATAAATCCCAAACTGAATTAGGTATTCCATCAAGTATTTGTGGATGCCACAAAAGCATACTTGTATTTCTTAATTCAATTCCAATCTTCTGTAAATGTTTTATCTGTCCAACTGACAATACCTGTTTCATTTCTTTTCCTCCTCCATTTTAATCTCTGTTATTTTGCCACGACTGACAAAGCACTGACCTATTCCCAAATCGAGTAAGGCACAATAGTTATCGTCTAAAAGATTAGAGCATTCCTGGCATAAGGAACATTCATTACAAAATCCTTCTGATGATTCATGCAGCACCCCATCTATTATTATTCCGTTCTTTACTTCCATATTAATCTCCTTTCTCTTTAATCCGTTTCAGTACATCCCTGTTGGCTTCGAGTATCTCATCGAAAGAGGGGATAGGCATCCAATAGATGGGTTTACTATTATGGCATACCCACTTCCCGTTCATTACAAAAGCTACTTCGTAATAATATCTGCCCTCGTAATTAGTCCCAACCAAAACACTTTCTAACTCTTCCGGCAACCGTTCATTAACGCTTATCCAAGGAGATTGCTTGGATTGCCATTGTGCGCCAGCTTTGAAAGCAAATCCCAAACTCACAATTCTTGTTTTATCAGCATTAGGATTGTTTTTAAGCCAACTATCCCAATATTCTTTTGCCGCTTCTTCTACTGTTTGTTTCATATCTTTTTTCATAATTCGTCAAACTCTTTTTGTAATTCTTTTATCTTACTATCCAAAGCATACATATAGCACTGATCAGAGAAGGAGCCACGCCAATCATCTTACCAGCCATTTGTATCGAAGGGAATACTCCACATAATTTCTCATCCTTTATCAAAACAACGCTCTTTTTATTCATGCCTGCACCAGTCTTATGCCAAGCCCCACGTCCTTTAGACAGATTTTTTATACTTCTGGCCTTGGAACGTTTTGAATGATAAACCATTTTACGACCCTTGTTGCGAGAAACACAACCCTTTAAAAATCGTCCGGTAATAAAGTCTCTCTCAAATCGCTCAGGCGGTATATATAATTCACTCATATCTAATCAGTTTTAAATATTAATCTTTTTCGATGAAAGTGTTAGTCGTGTTTATCACACCAGCAGAATCAACGCTCTTACCATCCCGGATAAACACTTTTTCTCGCATTAACTCTTCATAGTCATATAGTGACATTCCGATTACACACACACGACCATCAACATACAATTTACATTTCATTAATTCAGTTTCTTCTATCGGACCGATAACATCTATTTGAATTGTTCTTTTATTCATAATTTTCCTGATTTGAATTAATAATTTGGAATTAGTTGATAGGAGATGCGGTTTCGGTAAGGTTGTCTAAATCTCTCAAGAAAACTACTACATCTTGGATAACGGGTACTCCATTCAAAGCCGAAGTGGTCAGATTGATACTATAAATATCAATACTTGGATATTTATCGGTAAGTAGCTTATTTAGTAGCGCAATAGATTTGTCATTGTAGATAACCATCCTATCTTCTATCTCAAAACCTAACCGAGACAAGTATTCTTCTTTCTTTTCTTCTCCTGCCTTTGAAACACGGGAAGCGAAAACCATTCCACTCAATGAGATTTTTGCAACGTATTCTCCAAAATAAAAGTCACTAACATGCCCAAATCCATATTCAGTCCACCAATTTCTAAATGATGATACCATAATTTTCAAACGTTCTCTAACATCTTCGTTTGAAACCTTCTCCCCAAGCTGATGACGTAATTTTCGATTTTCATCATTCAATGAGCGGATTTGTTCAGTTAATTTCTTTTGTTTCTCTGCAAGTACACCTTCATATCCCATTCGGGTAAGAAACCTATTCACATTGTGGTCTGTCAGAGAAAGGATGTTTTCTTTCATTCCTTCGGTGAGCTGCCCTTTTTCGAGCATCGTTATAGCCAATCCTAAATTTTGCTGAATTTCTTTATATTGCTTTTTCAATTCAGTTATCAGTTCTCCGTTAGAATCTTCTACAATAGCTGGCTTATCTTGCCTGTTAAAATCAAGCTGTCTTTCTTTCATTTCTAATTCGTTTTGAACCATTTTCCTGATGTCAGGTAAATGGTAATTATTATCAATTAAATTCTTATTGTAATATCAGCAAGCTGTTAATCAACTTCCACTAACTCACCGTTTTCCAGTCTATACCATGTATCAGCCTTGACAACCTCACCATCAACTGCTACAGCCTTCCAATCAACAATATCATACGTATCATCCCTTTCCTCAGCTATGACCAAAATTGCACCTATTCCGCCTTTTACCTGAACATTTTTCCCTCTTGCTACTGACAAACCATTAGATCCTGTTGAAGCCTTCCCTCTTGCCGTGGCAGCACCTCCATCACCAGCCGTGGCAGCACCACAATTACCAGCCGTGGCAGCACCTCTATCACCAGCCGTGGCAGCACCACAATTACCAGCCGTGGCAGCACCATAATTACCAGCCGTGGCAGGTTTCCCCGGTTCCGCATTACACTCGTTAGTACACCGCTCCTTGACATAAGATACAGCTGCTTTCACAAGTCCCCTTATATCAAGCTCAGCACCTATTCTAATTTTTGAAGAACAAACCTTGTCACTTTCTGAATCGTCTATTTTACCACTCTGCTCAACCTCACAAAACCTTGACCCGGCTGGCGCATAGTAACCAAAAACATCCAGAGGATAAGGACATGCATGAAAACCTTTCTCGCATGCCTTTATGTAGCCTGTTTCTTCATACTCCTTACCTACTTCATACTTAAACCCTCTACAAGATAAATCCTTATCAAATGCTTTATAAGCCTTTATTTTCTGTTCCATGATATTGTTTATTTTTTCGTTATTTTGATATTGCGATAATTTTTTGTTCAAAGATCGGGCATTCTCTTCTGCCCAACAGGTGTATTCCATGAAGCCTGTAGCATGGCTTTTCGGGAATCGAATCGTATTTACGGTTATGGCACAACGGCGGCAGATGCGATGTATATTGTATTTACCTTTTACACCGTAACATACCACAGGATAACCGTCAGCAGTTTTCATGTTCCGCCTTTTTCCTTCGTTTCAGCTTTCTGATGAAAGCCTTGACCTTGTTCCTAACCATCTCTGTTATTTTGTCCGCATCCTCGGCAAAGGCACACTGGTAAACCATATCCGTGCTTTTTGACATGAAGTCCACCTGAGCTTTGGCGGCTTTCCCGCATTCGGAAACCTTGTCAAACATCTCTATACGGTAATCAGGATGATATTTTTTTAAAATCTCGTTACAGTCCATCGTAAAGGTCTCAACCATATCGCACAGCATGATGATACTGTTGGTAAGGACGTTTATCTCTTCCCTGTCCTCTTCCGACATTTCACGCATGAAATTATCCATGGATTCCGACATCCCCTCATATTCGGAAAGGTATTGGTTTATGACACGTGTTTCTATACCGTCCATAATCTGTTTGAGTTTCATTGCCTCCATATAGCGGTGTGACCTGAGAAAGGAAGCGTGCCTTTCCCTCAGCTTCAGCATCTGCCTGTCCTCATTGATCATCTTTTTCATCCGTTCCACCACATCCGCGGGGAGGTCGTTTACGGTTAGCTTATTTCTCATGGATTGCCCCCTTTCTTGTTGTTTGTATTCTTGTTTCCGTCCTCTTTTTTCGCTCTGTCAATCCATCTTTGGAATTTGGCAGCTACAAGAGGACAGTGTATGCGCAGGTTTCTGTCGCGTTCCGCTTCCCATTCACGTATCTTTGTCTGCATCTCGATATTCATAATTTTCTCCTATTTCGTTATAATTCTTTTTTTTGAAAACTATTGCATATTTGCCCATATCTGTCACAGGCACACACTCTATGTCCTTTAGCCTTACAATACGCAGAATTGTCCCCGAAGTTCGAAGCATTCTTGCAGTTCCGGCATTTGACATATACAATTTCCGATTTGACTTTTTTTGCCATACTTATGGTGACATCAGCATTTTTCTGGCTTCCTCATCTCCGGATTCAGCCCGGCGTTTCAACTCTTGATATTCAGCATAAGAGATTCTGTTATTTCCACGCTCTTCTATTTCTTTTTCACGTTGGATTCTGTATTGTTCACGCTCATGCCGATCAATGTCAATCCTACGTTCCTTAACATACTCCAGAAGAGAGCATGAAATCTTCATCGGACCAATAGCTCCATAAAATTGCCCATATTTCCCTAATTTGAATCTGGATATAAAGTTGCATATTTCAGCCAAATTCATCCAATAGTATTCACCTAGGACAAGAATACAAAGTTCATCCAGTTGTGTGTCGGTTATACCCTTTCCCTGCTCGGCGTAATCGTTAAGGCTGTCAAACTGTACTTTCAGCCACCTAAGTGCGTTGTCTTCACCGTATACAGAACGGATGTTTGCAAGCGAAGGTATATTATCATTCAAAGCAATATCCGCAAGTGTAAGATTTGATTTTGCCAGCTTGCCTTGCAAATCAGGATTGTAATCAACCGCCATCCGGGATGGTGTTGGGTATTTCTCCAGTAGAGCCAACTGCTTTTCGTTTAGCTTCTTGTTCTGCAAGGAATTTTGCATCCGCTTCTGCAAACTCAGCCATGAGTCTAGATTTTCTCCGCTCAGAATCAATTCGCTTCTGCTCGTAGATGTCTGTATTTTGTCTTGCTCCATAATTTTTTAATTCAAATAATCCCGCATAATTACTTGCAATCGACTGCTCAACCACAAGCCTTGCTTTATTGCAATCATTTCCACTCAATGTTAGCAATCGGTTGTAGCACATTTTTAGGGATTTTTCCGATTTATAGTTTTCTTTTCTTTCTCTCTTGTATTCAAGCCATTCCTTGAATATGCCCTTAAAATCTTCCGAAACAAAAGACAAATCAACCTCCTTGTTTTTGGGAATTGTTTTCTTATCTCCGTCAGGAGATTCTTTATCTATATCATTTTCATTATCATTTTCATTAAGCTTGTTTTGGGTTGTTTGGGTTGAGTTTAACCCACTGGGTTGTTTGGGTTGTTTTGATTTGGCATTGCAATTCCCTATAGGAGCACCACCTTTACGCCCGTTGTTTCGGTTTCTCTCGACAATGCCATGATATTTAGTTTCGTCTATCTCAAATTGATTGATGAAAAAACCCAATGCCATATCAATGTCCTCCTCTACCGTAACCTCCTCGCCAAGTTGATACTTGAAAATTGCACGAAATAATCGCCCAAGTTGTTTGTCTGATAATCTTGATATAGGTTTGTAGAAAGATTTATATATGATAAAACTATCCTTTGTCATTGCTTAATCTTTTAGGTGTTCTGTTAAGGTTTCCAATTGCCCAATGATATATGGTTTGACATCATCGCTGCAATTGACAACGAAGTCAATAATCTGTTCTGACAACTTATGCCATTCGTTTAATTCGTTTTCTTCCATAAGAGTTTAGTATTATAATTCAACTTCCTCAATTATAAATTCTATCCTTGGATTAAGCTTATCAATCAGCTTTCGTGCATGTATTTCTACGCACTGGCGGTCATTAATTATCGCCTTGCATGATTGAAGGCAGTCAAGCAATATTTTGAAGCTGCCATCCAAGTCCTTTCTGTTGTTGGCAAAATACACATCAACATCAATCTTGAAAAAGCCGCTTATCTGTTTGTCTCTCAGCGAACATTGCTTGTAGAAGTCTTTCTCATAGTCTTTCAGCACCTTTTGCTTTGCAAGCGAGCCGTGTCCGCATAGGGTAACAATCTTATATGAGTTTGATTTGCTCGGTATAGATCCGTAAATAATCTGTTTTTGATATAACATTTTTATATTCAGTTTCGTCTATTAGATATAATTTTATATTTGGATAGCGTTCTTTAAACATAGATAACCTCTTCATACCTACTTCTGATTTCCATCCTTTTACTTCAATATAAAACACGCAATTAGGTGTTGTAACTTTGAAATCCGGGCAATAACTCCTAATTCCTTTCTTTATATCATTGAAAATAAATCTATCAGATTCATATTCCCACGATATAATATCCCCATTTGCTTTCAATTTTTGAAGTCTAATAGCAACTTCATATTCCCAACTTGACTTAAAAACATATTTAGTCCCATCAATAACCGTAGAAACCTCTTTGCGATTAGACTTGCTCTTAATCACTCCATTTGTTCTATACTTAAACATCCTGTCAGAAACATTTTGTCTGAATGATTCAGAATTAAACTTGCTATTAGGGTCGAGCCATGTTCTTTTAGATGATTCTGATATTTTATTTCTTGCATTCTTGTCGTGTTTATGACCCAAATAACCTCTCGGATGTTCATGTGATAAATAATAAGTTTTGCGTATTTCAGATATTCTTGCCCTTTCTTCTTCACTCAACTTCGGAATATTTGCTCTGTCTGTTAAACCCAGATATTTTGCTTGCCTACAAATAAACTGTTTTGTTCTACCCATAATTGAGGCTAATTTATCAAGTTTTCTTTCTTGACGATATTTCGGGTATAATTCACAAAGAATTTGTTTATCATTGTCAGTAAAATAGTTCATTTTATGTACTACTCCCAACTTCGTTAAGAGTTTATGAACATATTGTCCTTTAATGCCAAGCTCATCTCCAACTTTCCAAACATTTGATAGTCGTTTATAAGATTCGACTATTTTCATCTGTAGTTCAGAACTTATTTCTTGTTTATCGTATATCATAATCCAAAATATCTATTTGCCGCCAGATCATCGTGTTGACGGATTGTTTCTACTATTTCCTTTTGCTGTTTACGGAAATTACGGTCATTGTCATACCTGCTATGGCATTCAGGGCAGCCAATTCGCAAGTTCCATTCTTCCGTAATGTATTCAGGATAAAGTGATCTAGGTAACAGGTGCATCAACTGTGGTGTGGATGTATATTTGTGGCAGATACAGCAATACTGCGGTAGATCCCTTTTTATCCTTGCAAGTTCACGGTTTATTGTACTTTGTTTTTTGCTTATTTGTTTCATTCCAATTAAAAGCCCCGAAGCGCATTCTCCGGGGCACAACCATTATTTATTAACCCATGCCATTGATGTGTGGCTCACATTTATGTGTCAGCAGCAGGACTTGCACCTGCATGATAGGAGTTTTTCTTGGACTTTCACCAAGTAGTTTTGCTTTTTCACGTTGCGGTGACATTCAGCATTATCTGTTATTAGCTCAGTGGTTTGAATTTCTTTTTACAGCTAACCGTAACATATTGACTTGCCAACCTATCTATAAGAGCTTCACTTTAGTGTATCTCATTGTTCCACCATACTGACTGACCATTACTTAATCAAAATTAAAATTATCCTCACCGTTAGGTTCTTCGTCCGGAAGGTCATTACCGAAATCCATCGGAATGAACCAGTCTGAAATATAGTCTTCCATATCAGTCAATTTTTAAGCATTAGGAAATTCTGGTTTAACATCTGAATTTGCTTCATAAGGATAAACATCCATAATAGCAGTTTCCGCTACCGAAGCAATCACGTAGTCTGCCATTGTGCCTTTCATTCCTTCATCCAGTTTCTTGACTGCATCTCTCAAGTCGGATGCTTGAACAAGAATGTTTGTGGATGTTTTCTTTTCCGCACCAGTCTTTTCATCCAATGTGATAAAGTATAACTTGCATTTAAAATACCTGTCAGCAGATTCTTCATCTGAGAAAAATATCTCAGAATAGTTGGCACGTTTTATGTCAGAAACAGTAAATTCACCGCTGATAAACGGTGTCATTTCCTCAATACATCTTCCTTCGCTTTCTGTAAAAGATAAAGAATCAAATAAATAAGATTCTGTGACTTTTTTATTCATCCCGTTTTCCATTACTTTCTCATAACGAATTTTACACTCAAACCATGTGTGCATCATAATCATTCCTCCTTTGTCTTGTTACGTTCCTTAATCATTGCATCAGCTATCTGATAAGCTGATTTAGCCTGTCCTTCATAGTAGTAGTTTGTAACACTAGCTTCTTTGGACGGAAAAAACAATGTTACAACTCTATTCCATAAAGTTCTTCTGCGTTTTGCTGTCATCATTATGCACTTCATCGCTTCAAGCGCAATATGATCTCGTGATATGTTGCTTTCCATAATTTTATTGCTTTAATTGATTAATAACTTGTCTTTTGATTTTCTTGTACAGCTTCCCGACAAAACGTCCATGCTTCTCTGTTACGTCATCGGGCAAGTCGTTTTTATAAATATGAAGAAGTAACTGAATGAGAAGCACTTCTTGTTTTGTCAAAGTAAGTTTCATTTAAATATGAAATTTATTTTGTTCAACCTCTATCTCCATCAACTGAATCAAACGTTCTTCGTCTGGAGATGGGATATATATACCACATTGGGCACTCGAAAAATTCCGAAACCGTTCAATAGTTAGGCTAAACTCTGTACTATCAAGGTCAGACGAACTTCTTAAGTATTTTATTCTCCCAAGAAACTTGTCTTCTCTCTCACGAACGAAAGTGTCTTTGTTGCACAGAATCTTGTAGTAGTTCCGCTTTACATATTCCATAGTTTCACCGATTTGGCAACCGAAATAAGCAAGGCAGACATGAAGGTATTTGTTGGCTTGAATACCCCTTTGGGGTTTCTTCTCAGTCAGTTCAAATACCTTCTGTTCCTTTATCAACTTCTCCAGCTTCGCTCTTGCCTGCTGGACGTGGAGAGGATTGGAACCATCGTATTTCATAGGCTAAAATGGCAGATCATCATCCGACACGCTTGGCGCATTATTTATATCCTCTGGGCTAGGTGATGTATTCTGAGGTACAAACTCTTTGAGGTCTCCGCAGATATAGTTCCTTCCTTCTACCCGTTCTTCCTTTTTAGGAGAACAAGTGATGAAATGCGTATGTCCGAACTGGGATTTCTCTTTGCGCTCGATAACAGCCACATTCACATAGATTCTTTCAACTCCGTCTTTACACTTAATTTTCTTCATCTGCTCACGAGGTATATCAGAGAGACAGATAGAACCACTTAAAATTGCCATAATTAATTTTCTATTTTTTCTTTTAATAAATACCTGGTTAAATCTCTGTATTCTGCCCACTCTAAAAAAGAGTGTAGCAGATTCATATTATCTTGCTCCATACCATCATAACGATAACATGTGATAGAAGGCTCATATCGTTTCAGTGGAAGTCCTCTGACATCATATCCATGCTTATCTTTGTCGTATCCTTCAAAGATGAACAAGTCAAAGTGAAACACGTCTAAATTGAATAGCTGGAGATAAAATCGCCATTGGCAAGAATTGATGTAATCGGCATCGGCAGGATAAGAATATTTAGTCTTAATGTCCCTGATCTCCACACCATTCACCATATCGGCACATCCTGTTATAATAGCATCTCCAAAATCCTTATACAGTCTTATCTCATGAAAAGCATTCGGGTATTCGTTACGATAGGAAAGCGCGGTTTTGCATTGTGCAATATCCATAATCACTTTATCACCTTCAATGTCAAAGGATCTACCACAAGGAACAGGTTCTTTTTGTTCTTTATTATAATGGAGGAAGGTACGTTCTCCTGCATCTACTTTATCACATTTCGGTGTACCTTCTTCCACTATTTTATGAAATGCCTGTCCAATTTTTGTATACACATTACCCGTGAACTTGCCTGTTATACTGTCAATAACGGATTGCTCCGTTATCTCATAGTTGGCATAATCGCTTTGCTCTATGTACTTTCGGAATGCTTCTAAAATTGTTACGCGAATTAGCGGTATCATACTTTCACGAATAACTTTTTATCTTGATCGAAAGTGAATCCTTTTGCTGCAAGACTCTTCTGCATCTCAGAAAAGAAGGGTACTCGCATAATTTTAGGTAATAGCTTTGTAGCCTCCATCAAGGCAAGAATATCTTCATCGGTCATTGCGGCGGCAAGCTGTTCACGTATTGCCGCAAGCTGTTCATTAGCTTTTGCTTGCGCTTCTCCTTTTCCTTGAATCGATATCTTCACTTTCGATATAATGTTAGACATACATGTATCAAACTCGGTTGTTCCATAATCAGGTATTACCACAGTTCCAAGTCCTGCTACATTTTTGCCTACAAAATTATCCAACGGTGCAAATGAAATAGAACGTTTCCCATTTTGTATGAATACATATCCAACTTGGTCAGCTATCCTGACAAGCAGGTCTTTTGATTGCCCTGTACAATCCGGAGAGTGCTTTATCACATCACCGTCTGCCGTTTCCTTGTCATGGCATATAAAAACAATGTCAGAACCATTCGAGCGAAGAAAGTTGACGAACTCTTTAAAGTCCTCGCCCATCTGCCCGAACCGTTTTAAAGTATTTGTTTTCAATTTATAATTATTGTCAATAGCATATTGACTCAGATAATCGTCTATCATTGATTTGGCTGTATCGACAACTATTGTTTTGTAATCTTTCATAGATTCACGTTCTGAATCAATATCTTTCCAACATTTAGCCATTATGGCATCACAACGTTGTACTGCGCGGTCTGCCCCCCTGTCGCAATCTATCAATAAAGGATTATCCGCTGTTGTAGCTACTGAGGTTTTCCCACTTCCGGGTACTCCATATAATACAATAATTACAGGACGCTCCGGTAAAACATCATTTTTCTTAACTATAGGCATAATATTTAAATTTTAAAATGTTCGCTTTTACCAACACAAAAAAGGCAGGTCCGCAGTCCTTACAAAGTTCCGCTTCCTGCCATGATATCTTTCCGATTCTTCAAGCTCGTTTCCAAGAGAATCGATTTCTTCATTAAGCAAAGATATATACTTGCCCTTACATTCAGCATTGAATGTGAACCTTACCGATTCCTCACTCATTGACTGGACTATATCAAGCTCTGAATAAAGTTTATCCAGTTCATCGCTTATCTGTCTTATAGTTCTCATAGTTATAATTTCTATACCTTTTCAAGAAATTGGACCGGCAACGAGCATACACCCTTCATATTAGGATATTTGACATCAGCATACCCGTTAGCGATATAAACAATCGTACCTGTCAGCGTATCACCTATCTCACGTACTTTATCACCTTTCTTCATAACCATTTTATTTTAAGTTCAACTTTAACCGGAGGATTCTCCATCTTGGAAAATCCGTCAAGAATTTGCTCTTTAAGAAGTTTGGGAGGTCTGTCAGTAATCTTACTATCCAAGACAGACAGTTCCTCACGTTCTCCGTCATAAAACACAAGCGTTACGCCTTGAACTATATATGGATTCATGGCAGTTCGGTATAAGTAAGATTTACACCAATGCAGTCATGTGTCGCACGGATACTGTTACGGTATTTCTCCAAATCATCCACCATAACAGGCATGAACAATTTTACTGTATCCCTGCCACCACTGGCATACACAAGCTGGTAACTTGTTATTTGATATTTCTTTTCCATGATATTTATATTATTGTGGCAATGGTTTCCAAAAATCAATGTCCCATGCCCGGTTAGTATTTCCACATATCCAAATGTTTTTCCGATGCTCACTATCGAATACCAACATCCCGGTATTTACAAATTTCCCGGAACTCTTCACAAGCACTCTTGTGTCCAATGGTGGAGGATCTTTTTCTGCATTCCTCCATTTCATGGATTCCAAAACAAATTGAGCACCTTTCTCAAAATCCACCGATGCTGTTCTTTTGTGCGTAATCCCATGTATACCATTTGCATACTCTCTGGCTTTCTCCTTTATTATATTTATATCCATAACTTAACTTGTTTCCAATTAAAAAACTCCTGCTATCTTCACAGACTACAGGAGCAAAACCTAAACGACTTAATCTATCACTTATGACTTATCCTAATTATTATGACGCAATCTCTTTTCATCACGATTGATTTTGGAAAGTCTTTATAATCAGCGTTTTCTTAAAGGTGAGAATTCTCACCTTTAAATTCAGGCTCTTCCACTTTAACAAATTATCGATTTTACTTTATCTTGGTTATTTCCTCGTGTATGATGTACAGCGTGCCTACATCATCTTTAAACTGCCCCAATGATTCTTCGTCAACAATGGAAGCGTAGTTAAAGAGTAATTGCACGATATTCTTTGCTAATTCCTCAGGGGTAATGAAATTGTTTAGCATCTCATTAAATGAAGTAAAGTCGTACTGTTTCATAACAGACCTCCTTTCTTCGCTGAAATGAAGCACAATAAAAAAGGAATTATAAACAAGATGGGATTAATGATAGTGAGTACTAGCATTAAAAACAGAGAGGATAATTTAGTTTTCATAAGGCAACCCTCCCATGAATTGGAAACCTAATATGCCTAACAATTCACTAAATTTGTCCGCATACCATAGCGGCTGCGTTTCTCTTGGATTATTTGGGCTTACTTGGTTTTCTCCATAAGAAAGACCTTTTTCTGTGATTGATTTAAATTGTTTTTTCTGACCGTGGGAAGAATCTCTCTCTATATCATACAGGTAGCCTTTTTCAATTGCTCTTTTGTTGAATACCTGTGCCGATATTTGTTTTTTCAGCCCCATTTCCGCCAATAATTTGGAAGCTGATTTGAGTACTCCTTTTGATGGGGTATAGTCGGGAAGAGGAAGATTGTACGGTTCAAGTATCTGTTTTGCAATAATCAGCTTTGAGCTTTCATTCAGGTTCAAGAACTTTGCCGCCCATGTAGCTGCTTTCATTTTGTCGGAGATGGTTGGTTGTTTCACTTCTGTTTTTACCAAAGTGATTATTGGTTCTGCTTTCCCTGTTTCCAACGCATCCCAACGAAGGACTAACTTCGCTCTTGTTTCGTCATTGAACTTGGAAGCAATGTACATGCATTCTTGATAGTTTAATTCATAACAAGGCAAAGTCCTGCCTGTTGAATCCTTGTATTCACTGAGGGAAAATTTCCCCTCAGTAACTTTCTCCCATGCCGGTTCCATTGCACGGATAGCCTTTAACACATCATTGTGTTGTTTACCTGCGAGTTCTGCAATCTCAAGAGAACTCATCGTTTTTTTGTTTGAATTTAATTCTTTTGCCATAATTGTAGGTCTTTTTATTTTGGCATTATAGAACAGAGAAACGGCTGTCCTTTCCCGTTGACCTACACCAATGAATGGCAGGGTGAGCATTAACTTCACCACACGGGGGTAACAACCGCTATATTGATTGCAGCAAACTTGCAAGCATAAAAAATGCTCACTAAAAAGCGAGCGTCACTCGCCATTCATTATGTAGGTCGCTGCAAATATACTCCCTTTTTCTAAAACACCAAAGAAAATCAGAGTTTTTTTGCCACCGTCAGCGGAATCGAACCGCCGTACTATCCGTTAAATGAAAGTAGAGATTAGAACAGATGATTATTTATGCTTATATCCTTAGACAGTACCAACCTGGACGGTGAAATTCCGTACCTATATTCACACACCGGCACGGACAGACAACATTAACTTTATGGAAATAACAAAAAAACTAGATGAAAAAATCATTCATATTCCTTTAACTCTTTATATGTCATTACCACCAATCTCACACAAAATAATGAGATAATGGAAAATATAATCACCGATACGGATTTTATAGGACTTTCCGTAACTATCGCACCATAAATCATTCCTAAAGAACATAGTGCGGCAAATATAGACAGGATAAAATTAGCTGTTTTCATAATACGCATTTTTATATTGTTCCCCTCAACGGCTTAAACCGGTTGTTACCCCGAATCTTACGGGAGGGGATATATTAGACCTTCCGGCGGTACTTGTGCCCAACCAAGTTTACTTAATGCACTAAGGACAAATCGGTGCACCGAAAGTATGTTCAATCAATTATTATAGACCCTCAATACGTCACGGCATCCCTGCTGGTATTGACTCCTATAATCAGTCCGTTTGTCTGCATCATACGGCTTATGAGTTACACCATATAAGCATTTACAATGATGTGAAAGAACTTTTAGCAGCTCCCCTCAACGGCTTAAACCGGTTGTTACCACGAATCTTACGGGAGGGAAGAAATAGTAATCAGATCAAATCACTTTATGTTTCTCTATGTACCTTTGCAATGAATTTACATTGTACCATACCATTCTCCCATCGCGACAAAACGATACTTGCCCACTCTCCCTAACTTTGCGTAGGTAGTCATCAGCACATCCTAAAAACGCCATGGCCTCTTCTCTGCTCAGCCATATCTTATTAACAGGTTGAACTTTCCCGGAATTTATATTTACCTTTTTCATTTTACTTCCTCTTAATAAATTTATTATCTGATTCTTGTTACAATGGTACCGTCAACACCACTTTTAGATATAAAATTATAACCAATCTTATTCAGTCTTGACATAGTGGCACGTACAACATTTTCTTTTATAGCTTTACTTTTAATAAGCCTTGTTTCTCCGACTGCTATACTTTTTAATGTTTCGGCAGGTGATATTTTTTTGATAACTATCGTATTAATATTTTCCATTATATTTGTTTGTTATTTTATTTTTCTTTATGTTTGCGAACGCTGCCATTTAGCAACTTTGTTGATATCGTTGTTTATTAACAGCATTGCAAAGATAGATATTGTTGGTAATATAGCAACAATACAGTAGATATTTAACGTATAATTAACATTATGGAAACAAGAGAACGTATTATTTCAGCTTACAACCATCTAAAAGATGTAGGTATTATATCATCTCAACAAAATGTTGCAGATAGAATGGGGATTAGAAAAGAAAGTGTATCTAAAGCGTTTAGTGGTAATAAAAGTTACCTAACCAATACTTTTATTCTTAAATTTAATAATGCTTTTGATAATATGTTTAATAACGACTGGCTTATGGAAGGAAAAGGAGAAATGCTAAAAAACAATCAATCCATTGGAGATATCAAAAACTCAAGCGCACATGGGGTTAACGTAAACGGTAAGGATATACATTTAGAATGCCCATTTGACAAAAATGGTATGGAAATTATTGTGAATATGATTAATCAAAACCAAAAGAATATAGAAATGTTTCAGGAACAAATAAACAGGTTGATTACATTACTGGAAAAGAAGTATAATTAAGAGTAAATAATGAATTACGATTTCTATTATCAGAAGTAAAACAATCAAGGTTGATTGACAGTTTCCAACATGTCGCTCAAATAGTGGCTTCTTTGAAAGTCCATGATTGACAGAATACACTTTATGAAGAAGATTAGATTTAGTTTCTTCTAGTATTTCAAAACCTTTTCTTAGTTCTTCTGATTCGATATGGCGTTTAGTGATTTTTCTTTTTTTCATAATTCGTTCTTTGAAATGTTTACAATCGGTTAAATGATGAATTTGCCAGTCAGGAAACCGTTTATGAAGTAGGATTGACCTTTCCCGGTAACTTTGGTTGTTATAGTAGTACGCAACACTCCATCATTGCCGGATCGTGTACCTTTCTTCAATTCAAACAGACCTTGTTCAACATATTGCTGATTAGGTATATTTCTACGTTCACCAACACTCCCTAAATAATGATTATTGCGAAGCCACTCAAACAGCCTGTTCTGCCCAACATGGAATCCATTTTGAGATATTATCTTAGCCAGTTCACCTATAAGACATGAAGAACGACTCCCTATTACAGCATCAGCAAACAGAACTTTGGGGGCTTGTTCTTCCACCTTCTTTTCTGCTTCAATCCGTTTCTGTTTTTCTTCTTTCAGAGTAGTAGCAAGTTGAATCAGAAAGTCGGGAGATGTAAGAGCCTTTTCTATAGTATCGGACGTCATATACGCACCGTACTTACGAATGGAGGGCAATATTTCATGCGTAACCCATCTTCTATACGGTTTTACTTTCTTGCTAGAACTAAAAAGAAGAACGTCATAGAAGGCTGATTCTGTTATAAACGTAGCAAATGAATTCCCATTCACGTATAAATCAGGATTTAGGGCGTGTAAATCAAGCAGTTGCAAATCTTCATCGTTTAATCTTGTTTTTACTGATGAAGGATTACTCAACTCAACTGCATTGCAAACATCAGCTAAGCAAAAAAGCGGTTCTTCACTTGTTCCAGCTACTCGTACTTCGCCAAATACATCATTCTTAAATATCTTAATCGAATTATCCATATAATAATATTAAAGTTCGCTCTTGTTATTCGTTATAGCTTCAACAAACATAGGGCCAGCCGAAGTTTCGGCACACCCCTGTATAAGCTCTCTTATAGCATCTAAGACATGCTTATGTTCTTTTCCAAACTTTTCAGCCACCAATAGGCTGTTAGTTAAAACTTGGTCATTCTGACCTTTGAATACAAGTTCTGTCATATTGGTTAATTTTATACCTCACCCTTTCTCCCAAGATAATTATTAGGAGGCGGATGAACATTGTTAAACTTCAATTATTCATTTTGTTGCTTTAATACTGGATGCTTCTCCAACATCTTTGCTTCATCTCTTATTGGTTATCGTAATACAACGCTTGGGCGCCTGTTGTTAGGTGATGGGAACAGAGCAGGTCTTGCCAATAAAAGACATACAGTATAAAACAGAAGAGCCTTTTTATCTCACGGCTGTCATTGGTTTAATCCAAAGTTCCGCACGGTGGGCACTGATAGAACCGATTGTATGGATTTTATCTAACTAATAGGAAAGAAAAAATCCGTTGCTAAAGTAGAGCGGCAACGGATTTCCAAATATAAAGAAGGCTCACGTTTGAGCGATTGTTTAATCATGTGTCTGTTGCCGCTCTACTTGCAACGGGTACAAAGGAATATGATTAACAAGAGATATCCAAAAGTGTTAACAATAGTGCGATATTCCGTTTAAGGCGGTTATAATCCGTTTTGGGTTGTTATGGTTGGTTATTGGGATTATTGCATTTGCATTATTTAATACCATTAAACATAAATAAGCAAAGACACTCTACTTATCGCAAGCAAAGTGCCTTTTCATTTGAACGTTGGTCGTAACCTCAACGTGCTCTTATGCTAATTGTGGCAATATATTCACTTTAATCAACGCATCACGAAGAACAGATATAGTTGATAAATCATTCTTGAATACTTCGATGTTGTCCTCGGTAACAAGAGATGCGTAGTTGAGTATCAGTTGAGCAAGATCATCAGCAAGTTGCCTAGGTGATTCCATCTCATTGAAAAGTTCTTGAATGCTGGACAAATCGTATTCTTTCTTGTTGCTTTTATTTAATTCCATATTTTTTGTGTATTTTAAAAGTTTACAATCTATTAATTAACAACATTGCAAAATTGAACATGAAATATGCACCCACCTCATAAGAAAAGTGGGTAAATGAATTTATGTGGCAAAAAACAAGGTTACGCGGCTGGATTCAGCTCACCTTTTATCTGCTTGATGGCTTTCTTCACGTCCCAATCATTTTCATATAGAGCAATAATGAAGCGTCTACCTTTCTGCGTCCATACAGTATATGTGTTGGTATGGGTATTACCTCTTTCACTTGTGAAAATATTGGTTCTCGTTTCATGCATACCCCATTTGTCGTATGGTGATTTTAAGAGCCACTGCCCCGACTGTTTGAACTGTATTCCAAGTTCTTTCAGTTTGCTATTTAGTTTCTCTGCCGACATACCTATCTCTTTTGCTATTTGAGTTGCAGTAAGAGCATTCACACTCTGCAAGTGGTTGTCGTAGTAGTTGACTTTCGGAGCGGCTTTCTTGATTTCCTCTGTCTGAATCTCAATGGTGACTTGTTGTTGTTCGGTTTCAGCTTCAAGCTGCTTTAACCGTTCCTCTCTCTTGGCAAGGGTAGCTTGTGCGATGGTTAGAGCACGTGCCATGATTTCTTCGGGAGTGTCGTCCTGCTTGGTGGCGAGGTAGCCGCCTGTCTTGCGGATTGCAGGGAGGACTTCGGAAGTTACCCATTTACGAAATGCTTTCGCTTGCGGTTTTCTGCTATCAAGGATAACATCATACAAACCGTCCTCATTTACAAAGTTTGCTTGTTGTTCTCTTCCGAGTGCGTCTATTATGGGTTGGGTTGAAACCACCCCATCGTCAAGTCTTTGTTTTACATCACCTTGTCTAAGCCCTAATACCGAACATACATCGGAAAGGCAGAACAATGGTTCTTCACTCGTTCCTGCTGTTCTTATTTCACCGAATTGTGGTGAATTGAACACTTGGATGACAGAAGCATCCGATTTCTGATTGTTTAGCATAAAATAAAAAAGCACACGGTCACGGCTGCTAAACAATCATAAGATTAATTTCGGGGACGTTTCCGTTACCCCACCGTTCGTGTGCTATATCTAAAATACGATATACCTATGTCTATATTGGGCATAAAAATAACCCTTACGGATTACATAAGAGTTGCCCACTCTTATAATTGTTTAGCACTGCAAAGTAAAGCATATTTTTCGATATGGCAAAACTTTGAAGTATGTTTTTAAGCATAGTCTATTTTCAATCTATCTTTTTCTCTATAAAAAAGTTCCCTTCTGCAATATGAGCACCAATGAATATCATATCATTATAATACTCATCCTTTGACCTACCTTGTTCTAATCTTTCAGACTCATAATCATCTTTCAAGAATTTTATCTGTTCATTATGTACATACATATAGCTTCTACCGTTCTTTACTTCGTTTATTACTCTCCTTTCAAATCGTCCATCTCTTATCCTGTATTTACTCTTATACCCTCTTGAAACAAAGTACTCAAAGTCTTTTTTAAGCAACAACACACCATCATCAGCAAACATAGAACACTTAAATTCGATTATACATAGTGAATCACTCTTGTACACTGTATTTTTATCAGATAGTTCATATTTAACATGACTAAGCTCTTTGCTATCCATGCACATTTTGAATGTTTCATCCAAAGTTTCCTCTGCGTATTTGTCTATGCTTTTTCCGCACGACACGAAAGCCAATGATGCAATAATCAGTAATAAAATCTTCTTCATAATAACATAATTTTAATTGTTAGTCAATGAATCAATATATACGCAATCTTCCCAATATTTAGGGACTCGCAATATTTCAAGTTCAGCCATCATCATACCTCCATTAGAAATGTCATAAAAAGACTCGTATAGTCGTTTAAAAACACATTCGTCAAACTCCACTACCAGTTCGTTGCTTATACCAATATCTAAAAGGTAGATATATGCGTTATTGGCAATATAATCAATACACCCATGTGTATCACACTCAGCAGATATGCTACAAATATCTTTCTTGAAGTCCATAAGGAACGTATATATTGCATTCCTTATTCTCGGATTAAGTTCATGCATATCCTCGTCTGACAAATACTTCCAATGAAAATCTTCAATTCCATTTCTAATATGAACAGCGATAGCTTTTGCAAGTCTGTTTTTATCATTTAGCACTTCACTTGCAACGTCCTTTATAAAATCAAGAGCCGATTTTACAATTTTTCTTTTCATATTTCATTTATCTTTCTTGTTCAGCAATCTGTCTTCTGTCTGTTCCAGTGTTTTCTTTTTAATATTAAGTTGGTGCTCCACTATCAAATCATAATCGCAATGAGTATCTCCACTCTTTATTGTTACAACAAAGATTTCCAAAGAAACAAGAACCAAAAATAAAATGCAATAAAAAGTAATAGACAAAAAACTACTGGTTATAACCTCCCATGTTGCATTTAATTCTTCTATAAAACCAACTTTTCTTTTGGCAAAATCTGAACGAACCTCCTTGTCTACTACACTCTTATTCTCTTGAAGTTTTTTTAATTGCTCTTGATAGATAGCAAGTTGGTTCTCATTAGCCTTTGTTTGCGCAGATATTGGATTTTCCATACTTCTTGTAACTACATTTGTAGTTCTTGTTTTTATGGGATTACCTTCATCATCAACGCCTGCGACAACCTCCTTGTTGTCAACGTCTGTAACTTTTATAACAGGATTCTTCTGCAATTTTTCATACAATTCAACATTTATCCGTCCAATAGAATCTATTGCCTCTGTAAGCATCTTAATATCGGCATCATACATTTCTAATCTATGAGTTCTAGCATTCTGAATAAGTTTCTCCCTGTTCTCATCCACCTTTATTGCCAAGTCGTTTTGAAATATGATTTGGTCAAATATAAAAGCACCAAGGAAAGACATCAGAACAGCTAATATAACCCTAAACACATAAGACCATGTTGGTTTACCAACAGCTAAAATGATAATACGTTCTATACAAAGAACAATAACCATAAATGCAAAAGATACAGTGAATTTTCCGTATATTGAATCTATATTAATATACTTGTCCGCAAAACAAAATCCTATTGTACCCCATAATATCATCATTATAGTAATGGCAGAAGTAAGCCTTTTAAATGTACGATGGCTTGCCTCTCCACAGTCTTTCAATATGTCAACTCTCCAACCTATAAGAAAGCATCCTATTTTAGTAAGTATTCCCATAAACTATTATCTATTTATAAAAGATTCAGATTTTGCAGATATACCTTTTAAGAAACCTCTCTCATAGGAAGCTATCATATTCATCATCTTTTTGTCTTCTCTATCAAGAGATGATTCCATCTCGTTTATTTTACTAAGATGCTCGTTAAAAGTGTCCCTTCTTGCCTTCAATGTCATTGAAGTAGTAGTTAAACCCTGGGTTTCCACAATGTCAATTTGTACACTTATATCACGAATATCACTTTCGTATCTTAAACGAACTTGATCAAACCGCATTTTAAGCCCATTTTTAATCATTTCCTTTTTAGCTTCTTTATAAGTCATATCCGCATTACACATTGCATCATCATAGCCTTCTTGCTCATAATCACCTTGTATATAATCATAAATGACATCAATAGGCATACCTGTACCATGTTTTACGGTTACGGCATTGTTATCTATATTTGGCTCTGAATCATCTACAAAGTCTTCCCTTTTGATTTCTGGTTGAATTACTTTATCATCTATAACATTTAGATTTTGCAACCCTGTAACTTCCGTATTGTTTTTCAGGTCGCTCTTCTTGAAAAAATTAAAAAGTCCCATATTTATTTATTGTTTTAGTTGGAATATCAAATTTTGCATGTCCTCTTTGGTGGCAAGAACTACATAGTGTAATAAGATACTTATCATTATATTCCCACGGCCGAAGTTTCCTCCCATTTTTATCAATATGATATTGCTTATGATGTACAACCAAATTTTTTTCACTTCCACATATTGTACATTTATATCCATCTCTTTCTAATATATGCATTCTCTTTTCACGCCACCTTTCATCAAACAGAAGTTCTCTATATGAACCGTGATTAGAATAATATTGTTTCATTTTCTCAACCCCTTTCTAAAACTACTGTTTGCACTCCTTGAACTCTTCATAAGTCCACCTTTTACAACCCAAATGATAACCGCAATAAAAAATAGTATGTCCATAACAACATTACATTTTAGTTAAACGTTGCAAAATTACAACATAATTCCAAACTGTCCAAAAATAAGAGGTATGTTAGATCGCATGAAAAAAAACTAAATAAAAATTTGTCTTTGCAATATAATGTATTACTTTTGCATTATAATATAATACAATAATAGGATGGAAACAGTAATAAGAAAACAAACATCGTTCCGGCTACGTGAAGATTTGCTTCAAGTATTGCAGGAACACGCAAAGAAAGCAAACAGAAGCCTAAACAATTTTGTAGAGAGCACTTTGATGGATGCGATGTATTCAGAACCAAATGAAGAAACTGTCGCAGCCATAAACGAAGCGCGTTCCGGCAAGTATTCGGGAACGATAGATACTACAGATTTTGATTCATTCATGAAATCTATCAACGAAATAGAATGAAGACGATCCGTTATAGCACAAAAGCAAAGAAAGATTTGAAGAAGTATAGGAATGACATCCTGCTAATGAAAGCCTTATATGATGTATTGGAAAAGTTAGCAAACGGTGACATCCTTCCCAAAGAATATAAAGCACATGCTCTAATAGGGAACTACAAGGACTGTATGGAATGCCATATCAAAAATGATTTTCTCCTGATATGGATAGACACAGAACACGATGTGATAGAAGTTATCAGAATCGGAAGTCATTCCGAATTATTCTAAACATGATATTTACTCAATTTCGCCTTCAATACATATAAGCATATTAGATTTTCTTTTGTCGATCCTACACCTTTAATGTGAACCAACCTCAAACAGCCCCCACAATCGGAAATCAATATACCGAGTGGGAACCAATATGAATTATTATTTCTCTATATTAGCTCTGATCTGTTTAAGTAACAAAAATGCCCCTTCCATCTTATAGTTACCCAAACATTGTTGGGCTTGCATAATACAGCTTTCAACAGTGAGGGCTAAATCGGGAGTAAACGCAGATTTATTTATTTGCATTGTTTTGGGAAGTTGGCTAGCATGATCATTGAACCATGCAATCATTTCATTCAATTCTTCCTCTGTGTAACTTTGTCTTTTCTCAGCCATACTACAAAAATTTAATCCATTATTACAGGAACAGCAAAATTAAAAATCTTGTTTAAAATATACATATCACGAGATGGATTTATTCATGGTTTAGACTTTTTTAAGCTACCCGATATGTAATCTATCACTTTCCTGTTAGCCTCATCAATCTTATCCCTGTCGAAATCAATGTATATATCTGTAACATCACAACCAAAGGAGTGCCCCAAAGCTAAAGATATTACATCTTTCGGAATATCCACCTTATGTGCTAGCGTAGCCCATGTATGACGCGATATATAGAATATAAAAACAAAACACAAGAAAAATGCAATTATTGCACAATATATCAATGTATATCAGTATTTTATAAAAAGAATGTAGAATTGCATTTATTGTTGATTTTAGCCATCGATAGTGTTATTTACAGTTTTTATGTTACTATTTTGTTGTGCAAAAAAGCACCTGTTTTCGATTAAAATTCTTATCTTTGTAGAAGAAGAAAATAAGCAATTCAAGTATATGGCTCGTACCAAGAAAATAGAATCAACCCCTGTACGCATCCGGTTCAAGGAACTGGAAAATGGAAACAAGTCTATCTATCTCGATATTTACTACGAGAAGAAGAGGCGGTATGAGTTTCTGAAATTGTACCTTATCCCAGAGAATTCATCGGAAGCAAGAAAGCAAAACAAGCATACAATGAAAGCTGCTGATGCAATAAGGGCACAACGTATTCTTGAAATATCGAACAACAGAACACCCGTAACCATTTCAGAAAAGGCAAAGGTTTTACTGGTTGATTGGGTAAACGAGTATAAGAACAGAAGTCTTCAACAAGGAAAGACATCATCAGAAAACCATGTGCATTCGGCCTTAAAACAATTACGGAAATACAATGCCAAAGCTCGTTTGTGCGATGTGGATAAGGATTTCTTGGATGGCTTTGTTGAATTTATGAAAGGGCAAAAAGCAAAGCGTACCAAAGCTCCTTTTGCCAAAAAGACCATATCCAATTATCTTGGGGTTATCATTACAGCCTTGAATATGGCAGTTGATGATGATGTGTTGTCTGTAAATCCCGGATTGGCTATTGACAGGAAAGCCATTTGCGGTGAAGAAACTCCACGCGAGTATCTGACTATTGATGAAGTCCGCAAGCTCATAGAGGCGGATGCACCAAGAGCAGATGTGAAAATTGCATTTTTGTTTTCCTGTTTCTGTGGATTACGGTTAAGTGATGTCCGTGCCTTGCAATGGAAAAAAATCATTGAAGATAACGGGAATATTCACATGGAGTTGCGACAAAAGAAAACTGGTCGGATGCTGTACTTGCCACTCAACAAGCAAGCGCAAGCCTATCTGCCTCACACTAAGAGAAGTGCTGAAGATTATGTATTTTCTCTGCCTTGCACTTCTACCATTGATTTACAGTTGAAGAAGTGGGCCCAAAATGCAGGAATCAATAAAAAACTGACCTATCACATGAGTCGGCATACTTTTGCAACAATGGAGCTTACCATGGGGGCAGATTTATACACAACTAGTCAATTGCTTGGTCATGCCGATGTGGAAACAACACAAGTTTATGCGAAAATCATAGATGCTAAAAAAGAAGCCGCTGTATTACTAATAGATTCTCTATTCTAATATTTATAGTCAAACAGAAATATATTGCAAATTTTGCATGTCGCAATTATCTGTGTATCAGTCATAGCGGAAAGAAATTTTTCGTAATTCAATTCTGTTTGACCATAACAATCTTATTTCTATTTTTAAATTATACAGTATGTATTGTTTAATTAAAAATACTGTGTATATTTGCATTTTATAGAAACAGCCTCTTTATGTCTGTTTCTCAGAAAGCTATGTTATCCATTATTGTATAGTAACATTAATCAAGATAACAAAATGCAATTAATCTTTTCATGAATAATAGTACAACAAAGGTATATGGCACGTACGAAAAAGCAAGTTAAAGTAAAGGAACCTGTCCGTTTACGTTTTAATGAACTCAAAGATGGCAGGAAGTCCATCTATTTGGATATTTACTACAATGGCCGGAGAACTTACCAGTCATTGAAACTCTATCTTGTACCAGAAACGGATGTGTCGGCGCAAATCCAAAATGCCAACACACTCGCAATAGCCAATGCCATTAAGACCGAAAAAATTTTGGACCTGACCAACAAGATAGCAGGTATCACAGACCGTTCGTATAAAGCGAATATGCTTTTCACGGACTGGATGAAAGTTTATCGGCAAGATGTGGAAAAACGGGCTTCGGCATCTGCACTTATTTGGGTAGATCGGGTAACTAATGAATTGGAGAAGTACGACAACAGTGTTACCCTTGCAGAAATAGATAGGGATTATATTATGAGATTTCTCAGCCATTTACTAGATAGACCTGCACTCACACGTGACCATAACCAACTGGCCAAAAATACGGTTTTCCTCTACCTCGCTTATATACGGGCTGCACTGAATTATGCAGTTAAGGAGAACCTGCTCCAGTCAAGCCCATTCAAGAAAATCAAACGGGATATGCTTTCAGGTTCGGAAGCCAAACGTGAATATCTTACAGTAGAGGAAGTAAAACGTCTTATTGCAACTCCTTGCCGTCGGGATGATATGAAGGCTGCGTTTTTGTTTTCCTGTTTTTGCGGTTTGCGCATTATGGACATCAAAAACTTGTGTTGGAAACACATTAGTAAAAACGGAAACAGGTGGCAGGTAGAAATACGGCAGTATAAAACCGGCGCATTGTTGTATTTGCCATTGAACATGAATGCACGGAAATGGATGCCGGAACAAGGGGATGCTTCTTCTGAAGACCGTGTATTTCCCAAGTTGAGTATTTGGTATAAAAGCATACTTCGCGATTGGGCCACAGATGCCGGAATAGAAAAAAAATTCTCATTCCACGTGGCGAGGCATACGTTCGCAACGCTAGCCTTGACCGCAGGGGTTGACATCTATACGACAAGTCAATTATTGGGTCATGCCAATATCAGACACACTCAGAGGTACGCACAAATCATCAATTCTAAGAAAGACCATGCCGTCTCCCTTTTGGATGACGCATTTATCCAATAACTTAAAACAATAGATTTATGAAGCGTAACCGTAGAAATGATTGCCTTTTTTTAAAACAAGAGATTGGCAAACAAACCGCACAAAAGTGTCGGAAATGAACGTGATGAACTTTTTGCCTTGCTGAAGGAAGCCTCTTTTGCTTATCGGAAGGAAGTTATCGGTGAGAGTAAATTGTATGAACTGTATGTGGAGGATTTTCTGAACGGTCATTATTATAGTGACCACCGGGATGCCGCCGGGAAAAACCGACATCGGAAAAACATCGGTATTCTCAGAGGAATACTGACAAAACGTAAAGACCTTGTGGAGCAATTCTTCTCCAATATACTTTTTGCTCCTAACCGCATGGATGAGTTGCTTCGTCTGTTCAACACAACGAAAGCATCCTCCGGTCTGAAAGAAGAACCGGATAAGCCACGCCCTGAAACGAACCTTCCTGCCTTGTCTTTGGGTAGCTTTTTGAATGACAATCAACTGAGCCTCATTGCGCATTGTGCTAATGAGGCTCAACTTTTCACTACCCCTGTGAATGCAGGCATACTGCGTTCTCTTTTGGAAGGCACATTGCATCAGCCGTTGAAGTCTGCCAATAACCGGTTGGTAGCTTTTTTTTTCGACCGGTTATGTCACCACCGTCTCATTCTCGGACGTTGGGAACATCTGTTGGAACAGGCCGGTTCCATATTGGGTTCCAAAGACGGCCGTCCGCTCAAACACGGCCAGTATTCCAGTGCACTTAGTCTTGCCAAGAGCAATCCAAACAGTATGCAGGAGGTAATCAGCCAATGCGTACAAGCTGTCAGAGAAATGACAGAAAGAAACACAACGGATAACAAGTGACACAGAAAAGGATAACAGTTCGGATAACACTTCCGAACTGTTACTCTCCTTTTTACAAGCATTGAAAAACACATATCTACCTTTGCCCCGAAGCGATAAAGTTTCGGGGTATCACTCCCCCATGTCTAACTCAAAAAAGAATACGAAATGAACCAACAAGAAGAAAGAAACTGTGTAGCGGTGTCCTGTTCATCGTGTTTCCTGAAGCTTAGTATGCTCCAGAAACAAACGGAGAAGATTGAAAATATGCTGTTTTGCATCAAGAAAACACTCAATTTCAAAGAAGCCTGCCTGTATATGGGGCTGTCTAGAAGTCAGTTGTACAAACTTGCCAAGAACGGGCATATCCCCCACTACAGACCGTCCGGCAAACTGTTGTATTTTAACAAGCAGGAATTGGACGAATGGCTCTGCCGGAACCAAGTGGAAGAAACCGAAAAAAACTGTCCAAAGGAGATGCCGGACAGCATGAATGAATGTGTTGAACCCGATAAACAATTTGCATCATGACAGAAGCCGGATTTCTTGAAACACTTAAACGGGTAGAAGATGTGGCCGTCATCCTGACCCGAATGGAAGATATAAACGTAGTATTGGGCAAGATAACCACCATTGAAGCCTTCATTGATCGTTTCGGGACGCTTGAAGCCTTGATAGAGCGTTTTGAAAGCGTGGAGAATCAACTCTATTACCTGAAAGATATGCTGAATATTGATGAAGCCGCCAAATACCTGAATATCTCCAAAGGGCATATGTACCGGCTTACCTCCAACCGTGACATATCCTACACCAAACCGAATGGCAAGAACATCTTCTTTGAAAGGAAGGAACTGGATGAATGGAAACGGCGCAACCCAGTCCTTTCACAAAGGGAACTGGAAAGACAGGCTGCTATAATGACCGCCCATGACCACACCGGCAAGCCCAACCATAAAAAGAAAGGGGGAAAGCCATGATACCGACCAACCTGCTTCAAACCGGAAATGACATAGACCGTTCGGTTTATGAACAAATCCTGCAATTCATCCGCCTACGTGTCACCGAGACCTACGCTTTTCCGCCGGAAATTGTCCGTGTCGATGACATAACCATTGCCACGCTCGGCAACTTCAGTGCTTCGGTCGGTAAGCCCAAAAGCAAAAAGACTTTCAACATCACGGCAATTGTGGCTGCAGCGTTGTCGGGCAAAAACGTGTTACGCTACAACGCACATTTGCCGGAAGGCAAACACAAGGTGCTTTATGTAGATACGGAACAAAGCAAATGCCATTGCCACAAAGTGCTTGAACGCATCCTGCGACTGGCCGGGCTACCTACTGACCGTGAAACGGACAACCTCGAATTTTTCATGCTGCGGGAATACAGCCCCAAACAACGCCGACAGATTATCAACCATGCGCTGGCTTCCGATCCGGGTATCGGTTTTGTTGTCATTGACGGCATCCGTGACCTCCTGTATGACATCAACAGTCCCAGTGAGTCTGTTGATTTGATAAACGACCTCATGCGCTGGTCAAGTATGCACGACCTCCATATCCATACAGTATTACATCTGAACAAAGGAGATGACAATACGAGAGGACATATCGGCACAGAACTGAACAACAAAGCGGAAACCATTCTGCAAATCACCAAGAGCCAGTTTGACGGTAATATCAGTGAAGTAAAAGCCATGCACATTCGTGAAAAGGAGTTTGAGCCGTTCGCTTTCCGCATCAATAACGATGCCTTGCCTGAACTGGTGGGAGAATACTCGTTTACACAAGAGCGTAAGGGCTTCTGCGAATCCATTTCCGATGTACAACACGCCCAGGCTCTCAGGCTGGCATTCAGCGAGGGGGACATAACCGGATACAGACCGCTTATCAAAGCGCTCCAACAGGGATATACCGAAATCGGCTTCAAGCGTGGCCGGAACATCTGCATTGAACTAAACAAGTATCTGATGGGGCGTGGCATTATCGTGAAACAGGATAAGAGCTACCATTACAATCCGAAGGTGCTGGAGTATAGCGGCTGTACCTCCGATAAAGAGGTTTAGTTTAACGTCGGTGTATATATAAGATAAACTTTATTAAACCCGAATAGAAACACAAAAGTTATTATGAACATAGCCCAGACCAAACAAATAGATATTGTGGACTTCTTGAAAGCAATCGGTTGTTTCCCTACAAGGGAAACCGCTTGTGCGGCATGGTTCCGTGCCCCGTATAGGGAAGATATGACACCTTCATTCAAAGTCAATAAAAATCGGAATATCTGGTATGATTTCGGACTTGCCCGAAGTGGCGATATCATAGACTTGGGTATTCTTATCTATCGTACCAATGATATATCCCGTGTACTGAAACTGATAGAAAACGCCACCCCGGGAGTACCTGTCAAGGCAAGAACGTTCCTGCCCTCTTCTAAGGAAAGGAATGAGACCTTGCGGAACATCCAAATCGGTGCGCTGACTTCGGTAGCCTTGAAGTCCTATCTGGCTTCACGGGGCATTGATATGGAAATCGGAATCAGGGAATGCAGGGAAATACACTATACCTGCCGTGGAAGAGCCTACTTCGCTATCGGTTTTCCTAATATGGCCGGTGGATATGAAATGCGCAGTCCGTACTACAAAGGGTGCATTGCACCTAAAGAAATATCAGTGGCCAACACAGCAAAGGATGCTTTGGCATGTTGCCTGTTTGAAGGCTTTATGGACTTTCTTTCTTATTTGACATTAGTAAAACAAGGAAAGTTGCTACCTCCATGCAGACAGCCGGATTTAATTGTGCTGAACTCGGTGAACAACCTGTCCAAAGCTCTGTCCCGGTTGAAAGCATACAAGAAAATCTATTGCTTCCTCGACAATGACGATGCCGGACGAAAGGCGGTGGATCTGCTTCGGGAAATGAATACGGCTACGGTATATAATATGATGGAGGCGTTTTCTTATTATAAGGATGTCAATGACCTGTTGCGCGATAAGAAAAGGATGCCGTGAATTGACTTTAAACAAAAGAATCATGTCCTACACAAGTTTATGTGCTGGATATTTTGTATTTTTGCCTAACAATTAGAACAATGGAACAAGAACGATTTAAAGAAATACTGGAAATAGGAGAAACCATTCGGGTGGAGTTTAAACGCTGTGGAAATGGCATTGAAAGCGATACCTATGAAACGGTATGCTCTTTTCTCAACCGTTTTGGCGGTGATATATTTTTAGGCGTGACGGATTCCGGCCGTGTTGTCGGCGTACCTGAAAATTCCGTATCTTCAATGATTAAGAATTTTATCAGTTGTGTCAGCAATTCGGATTTGATAACTCCTACTGTTTATTTGGAGCCCAGACCGCTTCTCTATGAGGGTAAAACCGTGATACACATTCATGTCAATCCGAGTGCAGAAGTCCATTCCTATAAAAAGGAGATATTCGACCGGGTGGATGATGCGGACGTACACGTGACCAGCACCTCACAAATAGCGATGATGTATATCCGTAAGCAAAGTATCTTTACAGAACGGAAGGTATTTCCATATATAAAAGTGGAAGATTTGCGACTCGACCTTTTGCCGACTATCAGACAAATGGCTGCTAATTCCGCTAACGGTCGGCATATTTGGCAAAAGACGGATGATATGGAGTTGTTACGCTCTGCCGGTCTGTTCGGTACGAATCATGAGACAGGAAAGCATGGACTGAACCTTGCAGCTGTATTACTGTTAGGTCGTGACGACGTTATAAAAGATGTGGCACCGGCTTATGAAACGGATGCTTTGCTTCGCCGAATCAATATAGACCGGTATGACGACAGGGAGATTGTATGTACCAACCTTGTGGAAAGCTACGATCTGTTGATGGAATTTGCCCAAAAACATTTGCCGGATCCGTTTTATCTTGAAAATGAACAACGGATAAGCCTACGTGGAGTAATATGCAGGGAAATGGTATCAAACATACTCATCCACAGAGAATTTTCAAGTTCTTATCCTGCCAAATTCGTTATTGAGAATAACCGTATATACACAGAAAATGCCAACCGTGCCTCGTGGTCGGGCGAGATAACCCCGGAAAATTTTGAACCGAATCCCAAAAATCCAATCATCGCCTCCTTTTTCCGCAATATCGGATTGGCCGACAAACTCGGTTCCGGTGTGCGTAATATTTTCAAATACGCCAAGTATTATCAAGGTGGGCATCCCCATTTTTTTGAACAGGATATTTTCCGTACAAGTGTTGAGTTTGAAAGTGAGACTATAAAAGTGGCAGATGCGACTATAAATGCGACTATAAGTGATACTGATGCGACTATAAACGCGACTATAAGTGAAGAGGATTTGCAGATGTTGAGACTTATTCAAGCCAAGCCTGACATCACCTATACGGAATTGTCCGAACAGTTGAATTTGCATCGTGCTACGGTTGCCAGACGTATCAAGAGCCTTGCGGAAAAAAGAGTCATATCGAGAATCGGTGCCAGAAAAACAGGTGCATGGAAAATTAATATTTCTTTATAAAGCAGGAATATATAAAATGGAAGAAGGTATCTACTCTGATACCTTCTTTCATGTATATTAATCTGTTATCTCACAAAAATAATCCAACTCGTCGCCTTTTAGATTCTCCATTGCATATTGTTCGGTCTGTTCCCAAAGTTTTTCATACAGTTCTGAAAATTGTGGTTTTGTTTCATGGTGTTGCCATACTTTATGGTTGAGTACCAATGTTAGCTCCGTGAGATACTTACAATTATCTTTCCATTCTTCAAACGCACGGTTGAAGGTGTCCTGAATACCTGCAAGTCCAAAATGGTCGGCTATCGTAAAATCGTTCCAGAAGGTGGTCTGCAACTCGTAGCCGTTTTCTTTCATAAATTCTCTGAATGTCATGTCGTTTCAATTTTAAGATTTTATTATTTGTTTATCAATCCCCTGCCACAATCAGAAGCGAGCAGGGGAATTTCTTCAATACCGGTATCAAGCCGATAGCAGTATGGGCATAATCAACGCTACGGTCTCCACTTGGTTGTCGTCGGTTACAGGGGTGATAACACCTGCACGTTCTTGCGTGCTGAACTTGAACTGTACTTCTTTGGTGGTGATATTTTCCAGCGTTTGTTTCAAAAACTCCGCTTTGAAGCCGATGCGCAAATTGCCGCCTTGATAGGCACAAAATACCGTTTCTTCGGCATGGGTGGAACAATCAATATCCTTTCCCGAAAGCACCAACGACAATCCCGAAAAGTTCATGGCCACCTCGCTACGTGCCTTGTCCGCAAATACGCTTACCCGTCTGACGGCCGCCAACAGTTCGTTTTTGTCGAGAATGGCGTTTTTGTCACTATCCGTGGGGATAACGGCATTGTAGTTGGGGTATCTTCCCTCTATCAGCCGTGTGCGGAAATAGTCTGTTTCTGTTTGGAAGGCCATTTCACGGTCAGTAATGAATACCTGCACTTTCTCATCTGACTTACTTGCCATACTGCGCACAATCTTTGCAGCTCTTGAATGTAACAGGAAATTGTACTCTTGTCCGTCATCCTCAACCTTGTAAATGTTCCGTACCAACATGGAGCCATTGGTAGCGGCACATTGCAATTCATCGCCCTTCTTAGTGAAATAGATGCCGCAAAATATAGGACGAAGGTCATCGTTGCCAACGGCATATAAAGATTTGCCGATACTATCATTCAAGACAGATGCTTCGATAGTGGCCTTCACGTTTTTCTCCATTGTGCCAGGAAGGACGTAATCCTTTGCCGGAAATCCCACCATGTCGAACTGGCCGTTGTTGTAGCGGATAACTACCGACAAATTTTCCTCGTCCGCTTCAAAAGTGACAGGCTGGTCTCCTAAATTCTTCAACGAATCAAGCAAAAAACTCGCTGTGACACATATACTTTCGCTGTGTCCGTTAGCTCCGTCCATATCTATGACAGGGAGCGTGCTGCATCGGCTACAATCCATGTCGGATGCCGTTATTCTCAATACACCGTCTTTGAGTTCCAATAGGAACGTGGAATAGATAGGCAATGCCGCCTTGCTGTTCATTACTTTTGCCAATGCAATTAACTTGGCGTTCCATTCTGTTGCTGAAATTGTGAACTTCATAACTGATTTGATTTATTTCCCTATCATCGGGAGCCTTTGCCCCTTATTGTGAGGAAGTTATTTATGGTGCTCCGACTTGGCAGGTGCGTATGGCACAAACTTTTTGGTTGAAATACGCTTTTTACGCGTGTGGAAAAAGGAAGATTTCAATCACTGGGGCACTGATTATCCGAAAATCCGCTGCCTCCCGCCCTAAAAGTTTGGAGCAATCAAAGCAAGCCTGCCGGAACTTTGCGCCAGAAATGCCTCCGCCCAATGAGGGCATAGATGTGTATGATTCATATCTCCTTGTATATAAATGGTAGAGAGCGGAATAGCTGTAATCGTGGTATCGGAGTATGATTGACAGTCTGATTTTTCACTGCAATCATAAACCCGGTTAAAAAAGGAGGCTTTGTTGCTTTGTCTTTCATCGTGTACCTCTATTTCATTATTCCTTTGCGGCATCAATCGAACAATCAACGCATAAACACAATACGAAATGAGTCCATTTTTGACATTTGCCATTTGCCTGAGCATCGCCTACCTCCTTTACTACGGTGCCAACATCGGCAAGGATTTATACGCTGCTGGAAAGCAACTTACTTCCAACGAGGAAGTGTTTGAGATTGAAGACGTTCCAGTTGAAACCGCCGTCTCTGTGAATGAACAGGGAGACGGCTTTTTTATTGGCGATGCCGAACCGGAAGAACCTGCGGAAGTGCTTGACCCGGAAAAGGAAAGCGAAAAGAAAGAAACTGCCGAGACAGAGAGACGCATTGCTTCGCTGCAAGAGAATCTGGACGAAGCGGACGTAACGAGCGAATACGGCATCAAAGCCCCAGAACTCCATGAGTTACTGGAAGGCAAGAAAGCTTCGCTGTTCAAACCCGAAATCAATGTCATCCGAA